CCCTTATACTTTTTTCACCAGATTTTTTAAATTCTTTTTTTATGTGAGCCTTCAAACTTCGTTTTGTTTTATTTCCTATCATTTTTATCCTCAATCGATAAAATTAGCATATTCACACCAATACCTACCATTTTTAGGGGTTTTCCAATTCTTAAATCTCATATTGAGATATTTTTCAATATTATTAGGAACTAAAAAGGTTTCCCCTCTAAAATTGTATTCACCCAATGGATTAAATAATAAATAGGGTTGTTTTGCCAATCCAAATTCTGTTTGATTTATCATTACATCGTCTTTATTATGCCAAATCCAAAGGTCAATAAGATTCCCATATTTTGTAAAAACCATCTGTTGAATTTTTCCATTTGTTGAGTATCTGCCATACGAAAATCCATTTGATGTAAATCTTTTAATTAAGTCTTCTTCAATATCCTCTGAATACATAATGCCAATATCAATATCGTGATCGTTTGGTATAAAATTGTTATCTCTATAAATCCCTAAAAGCGTTCCAGATTCAAGCCAATATTTATCTAATAAAAAACAGGCTTCAATCATTGTCTTAAAAGCTAATTCATTTAGCGGTAAAATCTTAAATGACTTATATTCTATAACTTCAAGCATTTTGACGGTCATTTATAAGTTCTTCATAAGTGTCAACATTAAACCACGTCCTAAACACCCTGTCATCACCAAATTCCTTATGTAGATGTTTACACCAAATATCAGTATCTACAAAAGACTGATACCCTAAATCATAGGCTTCTGCGTGAAAACAAAAGTCAGTAAACTGATTTTGAGCTTTTTCGTAAGAAATCTTGAATTCTATTTCTTTTAAGACTTCACGCTTAATCATTAAACAACCCATTCCTGCTGAATAAACTCTTTTTAATCCGTTCTGAGGAAGCATATCATTTATTTCCGCAAGTTTCGACCTTGCACCATCTATTACCCACACAGTAGGAATTAACTTCTGCCTAATTAAAATGGTCTCTAAAGCACCCTTATTCAAAGCCTGATGAAGTGCCCTTGCCTGTAAGTCTTTATGTGCAAGGCTCGCCATTGTAGCCAAATCCATCTTCCTGTATTCCTGTGTCTGAATGAAATACAATCCTGAAACAATATCCTCATCGTGAGAAACAAGTCTTTGAATTGCGTCAACAGGCGGGATCACATCGCTTTCAATACTAAAAAAATGAGTATAGTCACCATCGATAAAAACCTGCCTTAGAACATTTTGCTTGTTTCTAAGAACTTCAATACCTTTTTCGCCTTGACTTTGTTTGTATTCAATGACGTTATGACCGTCTAATCCCCAATGTTTCTTTTTCCCATTCCAGCAATAAATAATATCACACAGACTTTCCCTGTTGATAGGGTTGTTTGCTGAACCTGAGAAACGAGGGAGAGATTTCAAATAACTCTCCCTCATGTTCTCCAGATTTTTAACGAACTCGGGTCTGCAATATGCATGACCGGGAAAAGTAGAAACACCGATCATTATTTTAGCCGAGTTAGTCATTATGAGGTCTTGGTATGTAACTCCACACCGTAGCCGTCAACGATTTCCGCTGTACCCCAGAAGCCAGCACCTACAATGTTGCTTCTGATGTAAGTACCAAAACGAGCATCTTCAATCCTGAATAATCCATCAGGTGAAACCACTCCGTCTTTAGGCATCATTCGAGCCCAGCCAAAGCCAAGTGCTCGAGGTACGAATACCCCCGCTTTTACCGCATTTGAAGACTCGGAAAGCTCTCTGGTTACGTGAAAATTAATTCCCGCCAGACTTCCAATCATTCCGCTTGAAGCGAATTGATCCTGTGCAGTCAAAACACCACCAAACTGATTTGAGGTAACTAAATCGTTAGATATACCATTAGTACCATAAACCTGCTTAGGATGTAAAACAGCATTAATCTGTCCGGGAGCACCGTTAGATTTCAAGCTCTCAACACAATCCCAAAGGTTATCTACCGTAACTGCTACCGTAGAAGTACCCTTAGAAGTACTAAAGTTGTCGAAAGCCGAGCAAAGTAAACTATCTGCCTTTGCCGCCAAACTGTTTCCGACTAACTCACCGATATTGTCGGTAAGTGCATCGGCATTACTTAATTCAGCCTCGTCATAAATCGGCACGTTTACGCTGTACATATCCAGCGTAGCCGTTGCCTTCTCTGTGGTCAATGCACTTTCGGGAGATTCTGTGCCCTCTGCCGTAGTTGCCACGTCAGCAGACTGTATTTTATGAGTTCCCTCATTATACCTAATCCAGCTAACGGTATCTGCCTTATCAACCCCCTTTTGCTGTACAAGTGGGAGAACCACTCCAGCATCAGAGAAGGAAATAATTGCATCAGCAAGTACGATAGCAAGTAATCCACCTTGAAAATATGCAGCATTACCACTTTCACCTATTGCAGCCATTATTTATCCTTTCTAAAAATTTGCTCCCACTGTCCTTTTTTATACGGCATAGTCCCAGAACCTCTTTGTAAGATTTTATCCTTACCTGTCAATGCTGAAAACCCATCTTCATCTGATACAGGTTCGCCATCGTAAGTGTACTGTTTTGAACCATCCTTTAATGTTTCCATTTTGAATCTGCCCTCTGGATCGGGATTCCACCCAAATATATCTGTTGGCTTATTATCAACCGACTCGACTTGTGAATGTCTTCCTGATTTTATTATAGGTCTTTGCATCAATTTCACCCTGTTTATATGCCATCGCAGCCTCAGCAGGTGAAGTATAACCTTCCACCGTACCCGGCTGTCCAGCAGGAGTGCCTAATTTTTTATTTAAAAAATCCTTTTTAATCTGACGCAGGACATTAATGTCCTGTACGTCCTTATAAGTATCCCTGTATGATTCTGGAAATTCATTCAATACATCAAGACGAGTGGCTTCAAGGATTGCTTTCCTTTCTTCTATCGCCGATTCTGCCAATTCTGCTTTGGGTTTTAATTCACTTATTTGAGATTGTAAGGTCTCAATCAGTTCATCTTTTTTCCCCTCAGCTTTTAGCTTTTCCGTCTCAATGTTTGAAAACTGTTCTTCCAGTTCTCTAATTTTTTCCTTTCTCTTGATTGATTCTGAGAGTATTGATTTGTATTCGGGATGGTCATAATCAAATACCTTTGTTTCTTTAGTCTCCTGACTTTGTTCTTCACTCATCTGAGTTACCTCTTTTTTCGTTTGTGAAATAAAATCTGTCTCTCACGTTTAAGAGCATCAGATTTTGTTAAGTATTATTCCCCCCTCTGGTTTTGAAATAGATTCGGCAATTGCCATCCTGCATCTACAATTTGAACCACATATTGTTGAACCTCCCCCGGGAAGCCCCATCGCTTCCCATTCCTGCCATAACTTAGGTGACATTGCATTGCGTTCTGAACAATCGGGACATATTTTACTGTCTGCTATGCCAAGCCATTCCCACATTCCATTTACCTTGTCTAATCCTTTCTCAAATTCTTTTCTTGCTGTTTCCTCTAATCCCCATTTCATATTTGCCTTAAATTGTTTTCTAAAATCACCAAATAGTTGCCCCCCTTCGTGTAAATCTCTTATTAAAGCTTCTTTTATTGCTTCTTTAGACATCCCGCTTTTAGACATTCGGGTAATTACTTCACTTAAAGTTAAAGCTTGTTTTTCTGCTGCTATCCCAACAGAAGTTGAAAGCGTAATCCACATATCCTCAAGGTGTTCTGGAATTTCTTCTGGCATTATAGATAATCTATTTGTCTTTTAATTTTATCCTCTATTGCTGTCATTGTTTTTCGCTCTGCATCTTCCGATATACCAAACCATGGTCTTGATGGGATTTTCTTTGTACCTGTTTGATTCCAATATCCTATATCAATTCTTTTCTCATTAGGTAGTAATTCCCCTATTTGTTCATCAGTTTTTTTGTAGAATCGTTTAATCATTTTATTCTTGTTCTTCATCAAGCCTGTTTCTTTAAGCGGATGGTCAAAACCTTTACGTTTTATTGTAGATATAGCATTTCGTTTGAATTGCTTTCCAAATTGAGCCCCGCCATCAATTCCATGTTCAATATCTCTGGCAATTAGATTAATTCCATCTTTAATTTCTTCTGACAAATCCAATTTGAATTTGCTCAAATCAAAGTTCTTATCAACTTTTAAATCCATTTTCATAATGAATGTCTTAAACTCTTGCCCTCTTTACGAGCTTGTGAAAATAAGTTTTTTTCCTTTTTTAGCCATTCAATGGATATTCCCCTTAAAAATTCTTTTGGTTTTGCAATTAGCAAATCAATATTGTCTGCTATTTTATTCATCATTTCGTCTGTCTTTTTATCTGTTCTATCTCTTAAAGTATCTAATCTTTTAAGATGTGCTTTAATTCTATTCGGCAAATATCCCCTCCAGTCCTGTTTTTGATTCCGTTTGCTTTTCTTCTCTCGCTTCCCCTAATCGTTCTTCAATTTCTTCTTCTGACATATCAGGGTTAATTTGTTTCATCACTTCTTTTTTAGTCATATAGCCCTTATCTACCATCCAGTCCCATTCCTCTCGCTGTTCTTGTGGTGATTTCGGAATGTGGGGCTCACTAAAGTTCACTGAATATTCATCGCTAACTTTTACACCATTTGTTTCTAAAATAATCCTATCTAAATCAAATCTTTTTTGCTCAAAATCTCGCCATCTCTGGAAATCACCCATAATAGCTTCAGTTAAATCAACTTCTAAAATTCTCTGATGCTCTCCGCTTGTTGAACCTGTGTTATCTGCCCACTTGATTTTTAAATGATTGGCAAAAGCTACTGTATCAACCACCCACCTTTGAGCCCTTTCTATATCCTGTGGTTTGCCACCGGGTATAGCAAAGCCAAAACTCCCGCCTTCAGGTAGTTTTAAAATCTTATTAATCATTACAGTCAAACTCTTTGCATCAAAATTCCCAGAAGCCCACGGCTGTCCGTGAGATTGATACATTACTAAACTTGATAAATGTGTCCCGAAAACATTATACAATAAATTAGCATTAACTATATCCTGCCCTCCTGTTCGCCACCAGGAATTGGTAATGCGTGGGTATAAATGGCTATAAATAACAGGAACTACACCATAAGGATTAATTCCACCAGGGTTGTCATCGGGAAATTTGACCTTTCCTGATTTGGAAATATAAAATGTTCTGTCATCAGACCAGAAAATGAACCATTGCTCTTTGTCTCTCGTATTGCCGAAATTCCACAGAGGATAAGCTATTGCCACAGGATTCGGATCTCCTGCCATAAAAAATGGCTCAAAATCCAATAAGATTTCTGATTTTAATTGTTCGCCATCATATCGCCTTAAAAAACCTGCCGTCCCCACCAATCCTGTTAATCTATCAAGTTGCAACATATCGTCATCTAATCCCTCAATCTTTTCAATATATTTTTCATCTGCATTCCTAACAGGTGCAGTCTTATAAGCTATGTAACGTGCATCAATTAACTTTTTAGTGATGTTTTGCTGCATTGACGGTATTTCTTTTAACAAATCAGAATCAAAATAATCACTCAAATTTTTATGATAATTCAACCCCTCAAAATAATCTAAAGCTGTTAATCTCTCTGTTTTTTCTGCTATTTGTGATTCGTCTAAATATTTTTTCAATGAGGAAACAATTGCTTC